CGATCTGGTTACGCCAGTCATCTGGGAGGCTGGTGTAGAACGGATCAGGGGCTTTGTCGCCACCACCGGCTGGTGGATCACTAGCAGGTGGATCATCACCCGGTGGTGGATCACTAGCAGGTGGATCACTAGCAGGTGGATTGTTATCTGGATCTAGATCTGGACTATAGTATTTCACTGGGTGTTCTCCTGTTCTAATTTTAAGATTCTACGTGTTGCCTTGCCCACGAAAGAGCGACCATTTAGGAATGCTGTCTGGTCAAATGAGCCTACCTGATAAGCCATAAAATCAGCCATCGACAACTTATCGATGATCACGTTCATAGCAGTCCGTTGCTCACCTGCATTCGCTTCCCCTGCCCACACTGCCTTGAGCGAGTTCTTCTCGTAAAGTGTTAGCTCAGGAATCGCAAATACATTAACTTCCTTCGGCATTAGTACCCGGGCCTGCGCCTACCGGGGTTGGGCTTCTTACCTTTCTTCTTCACTGGGACAATATTCATGCTGCTACTCCTTCTAGGGGTTGTTCGGCAGCAGCCTCTTGTTGAAGCATAGCTACCTGTTCTGATTCGAGTTGGTCACGTTTCTTCTTGACCTCATCGACCTCTGCCAGCCATGTCATCGGTGCTCCAATACCTTCGATGGAATCACGCAACGCTACATCAAAATCAATGTTGAGTGCTACACCTTGGTCGAACTCAGCAGCGTCACGCAGCATGTTCGAGACTTGACTGAATAGTTGAACCTTCTTCTCTTCTTCAGATTCGGTTAACGGTGATTCAAACTTGAATAATACCTCCCTGCCCTGTAGTTCCCGGGGCACATCGTGTGGAGATCCAAGCATGTTGAACTCCATTGCGATATTGAAGGCTGCTTCACACATCTGACCGTTGTACTCGTGCTCCAGTGGTGAGAACAGGGGCAGGTTGTTACGCCTGTACTGCTTCATTCGCTCACTGAATTCGTAGGCAGTCATCTCCCCACCCTTGTCAGGCAGATCGATCTTGTCAACGTAGAATGCAGCTTGCAGGATCTCAACCACACCTGCTCTCATATCCTGACCAAACGGGAAACCTTTAGCATCCTGTGTCAATGGTCGAAGTGATGCACCTAGCCGCTCATCATAGTCCTCAGCAACATAGGTGATACCATCTGAATACAAGTTGGCATCACCCCTGATGACATTCTCAGTAGCAATAATAGGTGGTCTCGCATGACGCTCACCTGCTTCCAAAAGTGTATGAGTCATGGCTTGAAGAGTTCGAGCGTCAGGGAGACCAACAACGGTGGCTGGGCTGTACGCATAAGGCGACCCAGCTATTGTTTGAAATCGTGGAACTATGTAACTCCTGAAACGTTTACCAACCTTGTCGATGATATGGTGGTTCTTGACATCAAGGAACAGGCTGACGAAAGGGAATTGGTTCAACGCCTCATCATCGAAGTCGAACATGGTTGTAGGCATATCGAAGTGAAGCACTTCAAGCTCGCTGAATAGCTTCTTCTCGATCTCCCGGGTAACATTAGGGTGAAGTTTCTCATCACCGAAATACGTCCTCAACTCATGGTACTTCGGTTTCCAGCGACGGATTAAGCCACCTACCTGACCAGTGTCATCATCCCACCATGCACAGTCGCGTAAGTGCCACGACCTGAACAGCAGTCCATTGCGTAGTTTGTTCGGTTCAATCGACATAACGTTCTGACCGAACGTAGCATAGTCATGGTCACCTTCCTTGGTTGATCGCCTGAAGTTAGCACTACGGTGCTCCATCAGTTTAAGCAGCCTTCCTGTTCCAAACTCCAACCACTTCTTAGCGAGATGGCTAGGCTCTTCCTCAGTGGTCATATTGAACCATTGACCGTCACGCAGCATAGCACTGAAGCTGTTGCCTAGATCTCGTCGGATGAGTATGGGGGTTGAGTCGGCTAAGCCATCTGCCAGTTCATCACCAAGACTGTGGGATAAGGTGAAGTCGGATCGTTCGGGGTAGAAGTTCTCAGCTAGTGACTGCCACAAGTTGAGGACTCGCGATTGCTCACTGAAGCGTTCATCAGCGAACTTTTTTAGTTGGGTGGAATCCATGGTTAACCCAGTGCCGTGCCACGACGGATCACACTGCCTGATCTGCCTTTGCCAGCAGAACGAAGAATCTGCTGACGTTCGAGTGCTATTCGTCGCCCGACACCAGTACCCTTGGTAGGAGTGGCTGCTAAGTCCTTAGCCTTCTGGTTTGCCTCAGCCTTCTCCATCTTGGCTTGCTGCCGTTCCTGCTCCCTTTTTGCTTTCCTTTCCGTCCGGTGTGAATCAACTGCTGATGCACCTGTAAGCACTGCTGCTGTGATGCCCATTATAGTTCAACCTCCCAGTTTTCTTCGGTTAGAGAAAACCCTAATTTACCCAGTAATTGTCGGAAAGGATACTCAACTTTCATGTGAATGCAAAGTATTGTTGCTTCGGTGTTGTCTCTCAAGTCCTGCATCGCCTCCTTGAACAGCCTGTATCCAACAGTGCCTCCCCGGTAATCAGGATGGATGTAGAGGATATCATTGAGAGCGTAGATGCAGTCGCTATAGTGCATGTGGGGTGAGATGAAGGTGACGAAGTAGCCGATGAGATCTCCACGATATCGACCCTCAGCCATTGTGGTAATACCACGTTCCTCAACCTGATTACGAACCGTGAACACTCTCAACATCCCTAGCCGTTCCATCTCCAGATACTTGTCGTAGTCAGGCTTCAGCACCTTGAGATCCTTATGGGTAGCGATCTCATCATAGTGCAGCTCATTCAGGCTGGACATCTCAGGCAGGACTTGTTCGACGGTCTCAGCTTGATAGAGCATTACAGAGTCAGGCCAAACTTTATATTGAAAACCCGCTTAGACGTAAATGCCATCATTTGTCCGGGATCATCTCGATAGTCTCCACCTACCCGTTCTGGTGAATCTATCCACAACTCGTCGTCATGTGTTAATACTCGATTGATGGCAACAGTCCTTTCAACCTGCCCATCTTCTCCCCCTATGTAAAATATCTGACAATCTGCTGACTTGACAAAATCATGACTCTCAAACCACTGCTTCATTTCTTCTGGGTAGTTAACCATTACATTCTCCGTGCTTGACGTTGTTTACGGTCGCTTGCTGATCGTGATGACAAGTTGGCATGAGGTGGTACGAACAGTCCTTCCTTCACCTTCTTGGTCATCATCGGGAATAGCTCAGTCTGTCCAAACACACAGGAATCGAGTCGGTTGGGTGACAGCATGCCCACGTACCCAGACTGTAACATCGAACACTGCTCATCTTCAAGATCAGGGAAGTGACCAACGTGATGGATCTTGTTCTGCTCATAAAGGCTGGCAATCGGTTGTGCTCTTAACACCTTACCTCGTGATGCAGTGACAGGTTTAAAGGGGATATTAGGATCTGATGCCTGCACAACTGCTCGTACCATGTCGCCACCGTAGTTCACCTCACCTACTACCGTATCAGCAGCATGCCGGGTATAAGCATCGCAAACTATCCTGCCCCAGACCTCAGGCTTGTAGTGCCCGGTAAGATCCTCCAACACATAACCATGACCATTGGTACCCAGAGCATTGACGGTGATACCGATCATATCAGATCTCGTGTCCTCTGGTCCCTCACACCCTGACGGATCTACTGCTACATTGACCCTCAGGAAGTCAGGTAAGCTGTTCATGTGACCCATCACTCTGTTCTGAGCCAACAGTTCAACGGTCCACAATGCACCCTCACTATCATCAGCGAACTGACCTAGCAGGAATCGTTTACGTGATGCTTCAGGTAGACCCTTCAGGAAGCTGATGTACTCGGGGTCGAGGTTGTCAAGATTGTCCATCGGGTTGATCATGTACAGCCCGTACTTCAATGGATCGAGCACCTTCACCTTGTCCATCGGGTTCTTCTTGTCAACGAACAGCAGGTAGGTCCAGTGCATCTTGGATGGTGGGTTGAAGTCGTAGTAAACCTTAAGCCTCAGGTTCTCGGTCTTCTGTGCCAATCGAGTCAACGCCAGTATGACTGAAGCGTAGGGGATCTGGCTGCACTCGTTGAAATAGATCGTCGCGAATTCCATACCCAGTATCTTCTCGGTTCGCTCCTTGTCGTCGAGTCCACCGAACCAGATCTCACTGGTCTTGCCACCCGGCAGGTAGATCGTTAGGTACCAGTCTGTCTTATTGAGTTTGTAGTGGATGTCGGGGAAGCATAGCCTTAGTACTTTGGGGAGCGTGTCGAGCACTACAGACTGCTTCAGGGCATTGAATCGGAAGCGGAAGACTGCGTGCCGTGACCCGGGAGATCTGCATGCTCTCATCACCACCTGTCGGATCAGTAGGAAAGTTTTACCTGATCGAGCACCACCACCCAGAGCACAGTGGACAGCATCACTGTTCAGCATGTCCCGGGCTTTATCTTGAGCCTTGGTTATCTTGAACGGTGGAGGTAGAGCCTCAGCAGTCTCCATCCTTCTCATCCATATAGAAAGTTGAGGCACCAGCTTGCTGATGATCACCGAAAAGGTTGTGCTTCTTGGCTAACAGATCCATCGCTCGTGACTTATCCTTACCGAACTTAACGTGGGTAACGTTGGCACCGACATGTTGAACTTCATGGATGTTGACGGTCACTGATTCATCAAGTTGAGATGGATGAATGAGCACACCATCTTCATCGTAACAATCCTTAATGTTCGCTCGTGCCATCGCTGACGCTTCAGCCAACAGTTCCTCAGCACTCATGATGATGTCATCGTTGATATCATCGTTGAGTTCAATCACTCGTTGCAGGATGTTACTGTTTGCTAACCACTTCGCACCCTGTACATTCGATGAATTGACCGTACAGCCCACAGCTCGTGCAGCCTTGGCACCGTTGAAACCATTGCGAATGTACTCACGGCAAAAGCGTTCATGACGCATGTTCTTTAGTCTAGGCATAGTGCAACACCTTATAACCGATATCATTCACAATTGCAAAATACCCGCAACTACCCGCAATTACCCGCAAGTTTACCCGC